TGGTGCTACTTCTTCCATTCCCTCGAATGTTAGTGTAAACCCACTTAAATCTCCCGCTGCTGCTCCCGTTACTACTGTACCACCAGTACATTCCATACCATTTTCTAAACCACATAGAAAGTTATTACCATAGTAATCTTGTACTACTATATTCGGTCTTGATATTGCTAATGTTTGTAACTCTGCTTGAGTTTTAGCATCTAAAAATGTTAATGTAAGGTTTAAAGTTTGAGTATAAAATGTCGTTCCATTTTCTCTAGATGACGTCACACTTGTTTCTAGACTAGAATTACCCTTTACATCAAATTCAAACCATACAGATGGTGCTACTGCATCTACTATAGTTGCTTCTTTTGTTGTTGCGTCTACTGTTACACTTGCGATACCACCGTAATCTGCAAAGTAAACTCTTTTTATGCCACCAAAGGCACTTTTACAAGGTAGCTGTCTACCCGTTGTTAATGTACAAGCCATATTGTCTAAAATTTTTTTTTATAAAAAAAGGGTGAGCAGATTAACTACCCACCCCTTTCTATTGATTAATTAATTAATTATGCGTATTCTACTAAATCTTCAGAAATCCCGAATTGTACACCAGAGGTGAACCTCATAATCATTCGTACATTGTTACTTCCATCCAAATCTGCCATATCCAAAGTTTTCACTTCGTTTGTTGAGTTTAGTAACCCAGTTCCAAAGTATAAGTTAGAGCGTTGTGCTGCATACATTTTGTTGTCTGCCATACCTGGACATACAAAGATTTTTACACCGTTTACTGTTAGGCTTCCGTTGTTCCACCATTGTGTTCCCATATTAGCAACACCATTTGCTCCAAGACCATTTGCTCCAAAACCACCAAGTGCTTGTACATATAGTTTAGCTGCTTTAGTTCCAATGTATAAGAATAAATCCTCTTTACCATATAAGGCACCAGGTATTGCATCAACTACTTTAGAAAGTTCATCTATAATGTTTGCCGCTAACAATCCACCCGCTACTGCTGCTACTTGTTGTGCTGCTGGAATATCTCCCGCTGCTGCTGATGCTGCAATTAGTTTCTCAAACCCATCAAAAGAGTTGTTAGTTGCTGCTGCTGTATCACCTTGCCAGATACAAAATTCTGTGTTCTGTGCAACCTCGCTTCCAACGTGAGCAATCATAAAGTCAGAAAACTTTGGAGGTAGTGTTTGACCAAGACCAAATCCCATAGACTGGCTTTCCCAATCCTCAACAAACGAATATTTACAAAGTTGCAAATTTACTTGTAATTCCTTTGGTTCCAGTATTCTTTCTGTTAAAGTAACAGATGAGTTTGGTACAAAATCACAACCCGCAGTTGTTACTATTGAACCAGTTACCAATTTTTTTAGAACCTCCTTGAAAGAGATGTTTGCCTTTACTGTTAATCCGCCATCATCAATTGTACTTGCCGAGAGAAGACTAGCGGCAATATATTCACCAGCGAATTGTCCCGCATATGTAGAATTTACTTCTACGGTTGTTGCTAAATTTACGTTTCTTTTATTCATTTTTTTATTTGTTTAATTTACTTAATACTCTATCTAGTGTTGTGTTAAATTGTCCTTTGGCAAATTGTATTTGTTTCTTTTGCGGTGTACTTGCTTCTGGATTGTGTTTAATTGGTTTTACTGATGAAAGTTCTTCTTTTACATCTTCCATCTTTTCTTCTTCCTTATCTTCAGCTTCTACCTTGTCACCTTTAAGACTTGCAATTGCATCTTCCAGGTTCTGTATTCTCTTTTCCATTCCCTCCCAATCGGCAACATCTGCCATCTTTTCTTCTTCTTTTTTTTCTTCTTCTAAATCTTCAGTTTCTTCAACTTCTTCTTTAGCTGGTACTTCATCAGATACATCACGAACATCTGCAATCACACCCTCTGCTTCAACTACTAAAAGTCTACCATCTTCAAGGATATATTCACCTACTGGCATTGCAACCTTTTCATCATCTGTTACAATGAATATTTCATTATCTTTTTCAAAGGCTTCTGCACTTACTACAGTACCGTTTTCTAACTTCTGTTCTTCGAGTTTTACCTCGATGTTTAGAAGTGTTTTTATTTCGTTTAACATTTGATTTGCTTTCATACTATTTATATAACGATTATTAAATTAAAATTTGCATTTTCAGTCTGTCCTTGTTATTACACCAATGCCTTGTGCTTGAATAGAACCATCACAACAAGAGATAGAATACTTATTAGTGTCCCAACATAAACAAGCACGTCCACCTCCAGTAGGTGATGTCCTACTAGGTATAAAGGTTTTCTTTTTGTTGTTTCTTTGCATTTACTATTGACCTAAATTAAAATCAAAATTTAAAACATCATCTTTTTTGTCATCTAAATCAACAGCTAAATCTTCTAAAGAATTAAAACCCTTTATGCTTGATGGTGCAACACCTAAATCTTTTGCAGCCGCTGATGCCTTATCTAATACTTTTTGTGCAGATGCAATAATTTTATCATACTGACCAGCCACTTTAGTAGCAGTTGCACGAACCTTTATTGCTTTTGCTTCAGCTTTTGCAAATTCATCTTTTGCGTCTTTAAATTCTTTTAACTTACCATCTGCACCAGACATAGATTGATTTAGAGTTGATTGCATTTTCGCAATATCATCTGCTACACCTAATTCTACTTTTTGTGTTGCTAATTCTGTTTTCGGTAGTTTGCTATAAACTTTTTCAATGTTACTTTTCATATTTATTTATTTTAAAATTTTCTTTGCTTTATTTCCTTGTTCAATTCCATACTTATAAGCCTCTAATGCTTTATTATAATCTGGAATATCTTTTACATTAATACCTAATTCTTTTGCTGCACCAGTTGCAAGCCTCATTCCTTTTGCAACTACTTTCATATCTTCCCATAAATCATCACTATCAACTTCAAGTGAATTTTTAGCATCTAAAAGTTCTTTAATACTAATATCTATATTTTTACCAAAAGCATTTACACCTTTATAGTAGCCTAAAAGTTTTTTTATATTTTCTGCCAACTCAACTTTCTGTACAGATAATTCTGTTTTTGGTAATTTACTGTAAACCTTTTGTATGTTACTTTTCATTTAATATAGATTTAATTTTACTTAATAATTCTTCACTTAATTGTTCTTCAACATTTTCTTTAGGTGCTTCCATTTTATCTGCAAAATAACCCTCAATAGAAAAACCCTTAACTTTATTTGTTTTAACATACTCATTCCAAACATCATCATTGTTTACTTTTACACTACCCATCCAAGTTCCTAATGGTAAATCCATTCCATACTTTACACTTTTATCGTGTACTTTATCTTCTACTATCCAACTTTCAACTAATGTTAAACCATTCAATGCTTGGTTGTGTTCTAATGTTGAATTACTTTGTTTACCATTCTGTAAGAACATTTGAGATGCTTTTACAATAGTATCTTTTGAAAAGAATATATAATACTCACCCTCTGAACCATTGCGGTAAATAGGCTTATTAGGTATCAATAAAGCACCCATTAGTATCTTCTTTTCTTTGTCTACTTCTGCTAACTTTATTTCTTGGTTCTTTAAAGCAACAAAATCACTTTCAATAGCTGGGCTTTCTACAATAGAAATCGCATCTACTCCAATATCATCTTGTTCTTCATCTAAAATAAGTTCTATTATCTTCATAAATATATAACGTGTTTAGTTTTTAATTTTGCATTTAGATACTTGCACCCTCAATAATGTTTCTGTCTAGTTCTTGTGCAGTAGTTACATCGTTACTTACTACATATGCTCTTGATGGTCTTTGTGTTTGGCTTCCTATTGCATCTGCTAATTGTGTTTCACCACTTGCTCCTACTACATTAAAAGACGGTGATTGTGAACCTACAGATGGGGCTTCTATATTTGGTGTTGCACCCCCCATTCCTTTTGTTGCTGCTTTAGATGCCTTAACTGCACTTCTTATTGCAGATATAATACCAACTGCTTGTGCTGCGTAACCTACAATCAAAGGTATGTTTCCAGGAAATGGTGATGATGAGAGTGTTTTTGCTGCTCCACTTGCAACATCAACTCCCGCTTCCGATGCCTTAATAACTGTTTTAGTTGCAGAATTTTTAGCTGAAAATAATGTAGCTTTAATATCCATTATTAATTCCTTTGCTAATAATAATTGTTTAGCTATCAACATAGCTTGTCCAAATTTTGTTTCAGCACCACCTATTGAAATTAAATTATCTAAAACCTCTTGTTGCATAGCCATTTTTGCATCAGCTATTTCTCTATCTCTTGTTAAATTAGTTTGTCTTGATTGTTCGGTAAAATCATCTAAAGCAATCTGTGCATCTACCTTTGCTTGTGTACCCAAAGCCGCATTATCAACAATAGCTTGTAGTCTTGCAGTTTCTTGTTCTGCTTCAAGTAAATCAATTTCTTTTAATTTTTCTAATTTTAATAATTCATCTTCTATTAGTTCAGCATTAAATCTTTTCTTTTCAATGGATAATAAACTTTCACTTTCTAGTTCTGCATTTTTTAATTCTGTTGCTTCTTTTGTAAGTGCATTTGCGTTGGTTTGTTGTTCTGACCTAAAACCCGTTATTTGTGATGCAATAGCTTGTACTTCTGCTTCTGCATCTAACACCGCAACATAATCTTCTGTTTTACCAGTTAAATTAAATTGTGCTTGTGCTGCTGCTTTCATTAACAATGCATTTTTAGTCATTTCTTCTTCTTGCTTGTTAAGAATAGTATTTAATTTATCATTTGCAGCTTGTCTTTCAGCTATGCTTTTTGTTTCATCATCTCTAATTTGTCTTTGTAGTTCTGCTTGTCTATCGTATTGTTCTAATAGTATTCTACTTTGTGCAGCAGCTAATTGTGCAGACTTTTCTAATGCCTGGTTTCCCTTTGCTGTTTCTAATGCAGCTTCAACACTTATTGTCTTTACACCCTCAACAAGTTGTGAGCCTATTTCACCAGCTTCTTGTACTGCTTCTGCAAAGTTTGTTACAACATCTTTACCAGCTGCAACAGCTGCAACTGCAACTTCTTCTAAATTCGCTTTGGTTTCTGCAATACCCTCATTTAATGCTTTTATTTTTGTTTCATCACCATCACCAAATACAGATTGTTCCCAAGCTAACTGTGCTGCTTGTATACCTAACTTAATACCATAAAAAGCTAACTTTAAAGGTGTAACATATATTGTCAATAAACCACCTACAACCTTACCTAAAGCATCAAAGTTTTCAGATGCAGATGTTACACTTTTATACACATCAGTTATAACACCAAGCACTTCATTAAATATTATTTGGGCGGTTTTAAATACAACATTTAAACCATCCATCACTTCTTGGTTTTCTTGTACAGCAGTACTTACAAATTCAAATGCTTTTTGTAATACAAATATAACACCAGTTGCAGCAGCAAGACCTTTTAAACCTACACCCACTTTTTTTACACCCTTTGCACTATCCTTTGCACCTTTTTCCACTGCTTCTAAACTATCAGCAGTTTTTTCATTAGCGGTTACAACTTCTTTTTCAAGTTCAGAATATTCTTTTTTAAGTTTATCAATACTCTTAATAGCATCCTTGTATTTTAACTCAAATTCAACTTCTATTTTTTGTGCCATCTTAACTTTCTTTTTGTTTGTTTAACACCCTCTGATAGTGTTTCTGCTAATTTATATTTTCCTTGTGCTATTCTTATGTTTTCAGTTTCACCATCAACAACTTGGAGCAAGTCAATTATATTCTTAATCATAATATTGTGTTTAGTAATTCAAATTCTGTTTTACCAGTTGTTAAATCTGTTTTCATTGAATTTATTTTGTATCTATCTTGACCTAACTCTATTAAGTCATTTAGTTGTAAGTTGTAATATACTTTCATAGGTAAGTATGCAGTTAC